GTAAGGAATGCAGGATGAATACAATGAATTTTCGTTTAAAAGAAATAGCGATGTGCCAAGCATTAGAGAGTTATCAGGCACCAGCCAATTTTCGTTCCACTTATAAGGCAGTACCAATTGCTTTATATGAAGAAGTGAAACGGTTTATTGATTTTACCAAGTATTATGTTTGTTTTCGTGGTCCCCGCTTTAATGGTAGTTATTCTACCCGTAAGCGTGATGCTTATGCTTTTGATGTATACCAGCGTAGCGACCGTGATACCAGAGAAATTCGTATTGAGCGTGATGCCTTTAATCGTGGTGTCCGTTGGGCAAATAATAGGAGTCATTAATTATGACACAAAGCGAATTGATTAAAAAGTTAGAACAGGCACAAAGCCTGCTTTCGGATGTTTATCATTGGGCAGATACCAAAGGTGCTGGTGAATTGAAGGTAAGTGCTCATGTTGCATCTTTGATGAGTTGTGCTGATGACTGTATTATTGAAACGATTGACTATTTAACAGGTGAAAATGATGAATAATGTATATATTGTAAAATCTGGTCAATTGGTAGATTTTAGTGGATGGGAATGGTTGAATCTCCGAGCTTTTACTGATTATGATAAGGCAGAAGAATTTATGTGGTCAGTTGAAAAACAGATTAAACCAGAAGATTTAGGTGAAAAAGAAGATGTGCATATTGAAACATTAACATTAGAGGTGTAATATGAGTGGTAATCATTTTGATGGTATGAGTGTGGACGAATTACAATCGTATTTCTCCGATTTCTATAAAGATTATTATGGTTTTCGTCCTCGTTTTGCAACACCAGAACAATGGATTAATCGTGAGTGGTTGATACAAAGCATTAATGGCATCCATGATGCTTTTGATGCTATGAAGAAAACGGCAAGTGGTCGTGAACAGTTGCGTGCTGAAGGTTGGCAAATTGATGAAAGTGAGTTTGTATGAGTTATGATTCAGATTTCGAAAGAGTTTACATGGTTGAATTTCAATCGGGTAGGGTTATTCATATTGGCCAATATACGGTTCAAGATGTATTGGAATATTGTGCTGATGAGCATGAAGGTGAAGTTATTAAATCAATCTATGAAGAAGTTTATAGTAAGTGGGAAGAATAATGGCAATTAGATATTCTACCAATTGGATGGGACCAATCAGTAAACAATGGTACAATGATAGAGACCTTGAATTGTGGACTTATTCCGCAGGTCGTATTGATTGTCGTGGTGAAGGATTGGGACCATACGGTGAAGAATTATATTTGGCACCAATGCTTACCGAAGATTGGGTCAGATTTACTAAATGGTTGAATACATTTGAAACTGATGCAATGTGGAATTTAAAAGATTTGGTTGAATTGTATGAAAGAGTAAATCCAAAAATTACTTGGGCTGAAGGATATGAATAATGGGTATTAGTGCATATAAAGAAGTTACAGAATGGGATAATTCGGAGTTTGTGGTGCCGAACCATACTTATTTGTTTGATGGCAAATCCAATATTCTGGCATATGCCAAGGCGAGCAATGATGAGTTGGTGATAATGAATAAACCAATGAAGATTGATACCCGTAGGCGTAAGTTTGAGAAGGTCAGACACCGTGCCTTGGAAGCGTTTGGTAAAACATTGGAGAGCGTGCAGGAGGCGCCCGAAGGCATTGCTGTGAAGTCCGATAGTGGTAAGACTTACTATATTACGGAAAGTAATGGAAACTATCGGTGTAATTGCGTGGGGTTTGGTTATCGTGGAAAGTGTAAGCATATAGATGTTGCTAGGAAACAACAGTCTGGTAAATAATGCTTGTGGTATTCTGTGGTTCGTGTATAATGGTTGTTTTAGTGAGTGAGGAATAATATGTCAGAAATTAAATATGTTAATGGAAAATACACCGCCACAATTAATGGCAAAACCGTGAAGCGTAGCAATTTGAAGCATTTAGAATATGTCCTCAAAAAAGCAGGCAAACAATCTGTATCAGAACCAACACAATCAAAATTTACAATCAACCAACGATTTGGTTTTTTATCTGATATGATTGTAATGCTTGCCAAAGGTGACCAACCCTCCGTTGTAGTAACGGGACCTGGTGGTTTGGGCAAATCTCATACAGTTACCACTACATTGAGAAAAGCTGGACTCAAAGATATGTCCATTCTTGATGACTATGAGATTGGCGCCCAAGTACCAAAAAATGCGTTTGTTGTAATTAAAGGTTATTCTACACCTAAAGGTTTGTATCGTACCTTGTATGAGAACCGTAATTCAATTATTGTATTTGATGATTGTGATTCAGTATTAAAAGATCCTGTATCATTGAACATATTGAAAGGTGCTTTAGATTCTTACTCAAAGCGTATCATTTCATGGCGTGCAGATATTAAAGATGAAGATTTACCGACCTCATTTGAATTTAAAGGTCGTGTGGTGTTTATCTCTAATATGTCCTCATCACAATTAGACCAAGCAATCATTTCACGGTCTATGTCAGTTGATGTGACAATGACAGCAACACAAAAAGTAGAGCGTATGCGTTTCTTGGTGAAAGAAAAAGATTTCATGCCTGATTTTGATTTGGTTGCAAAGAATGATGCTTTGAATTTGATTGCCAAGTTGGTTGACAATGTAAAAGAATTATCTTTGCGGACTTTGATTCAAGTAACCAAGATTCGTAAATCTAATCCTAATAATAATTGGAAAGAATTGGCAGAATATGCCATTTGTGGATAATATGAAAACTAGAAAATACTCAAAGACTGTAAAAGATTGGTTTAATAATTTCAAATCTTGTTATGGCAATCCGTCTATTAAAGATGAAGCAGAAAGTTTTTATAATGCTGGGTTCGATGATGGTGCAGGTTGTATGTGTAGTGCCATGAGAGAAGCAGGAGTACCATTAGATAAAATCATTGAGGTGTATTCAAAGTTTGATCCTAAAGGTGAATCGATTAGTTATGGTATGATTATGGAAGATTGGGCAGATGAGGAATGTGTTGCTTGAAAACAACGGACTGAAAATATTTCTTGACTTATGGTGCGGTACCTGTATAATGGTACATTAAATATGATTATTGTGAAAGGCGTATATGGCAGATTTAAATAAAAACGGCATTGCTTTTGTGCAGGCTGCTGAAAAGATTTTTGGTGTTGGTGCAGTATTGACCAGAGATGGTATCGCTCACGTGGTGAGTGAAACTGGCGTACCATATCCATATTGGTTTGTTACCAAAACAGAATATCGTAATGGTCCCCGTGGTGAGTATTTGTTGCCTAATATTGGCACCAAGAAAACAGCCAAAGCATCGGCACCTGTAGTAGAAGAAGAATTAGAAGTTGCGCTTCAGGCTCAAGTGTTAGAATTCCGTCAACCAAAAATGATTGATGAATCTGATTCTGCCGTGCCTGCTAAATGGCCTGATTATGTGCCATTTGGTTTCTATAAAGATATGAAGAATATCATTAATAGCAAGGCATTCTATCCTGTATTCGTTACTGGTTTATCAGGCAACGGCAAGACCTTGATGGTTGAGCAAGTGTGTGCTGAATTGAATCGTGAGTGTATTCGTGTGAATATCTCCATTGAAACAGATGAAACCGACCTACTTGGTGGTCCTACTCTTATCAATGGTAATGTGGTCAATCGTGATGGTCCGGTTCTTCAGGCGATGAAGAAAGGTGCCGTATTGTTGATTGACGAAGTAGACCGTGGTTCTAATAAGTTGATGTGTTTGCAAGGCATTCTTGAAGGCAAACCATACTACAATAAGAAAACTGGTGAAGTGGTAACACCTGCCAATGGTTTCACAGTAGTAGCAACGGCAAATACCAAAGGTCGTGGTAGTGAAGAAGGTCGTTATCTATCGCAAGTGCTTGACGATGCTTTCTTAGAAAGATTCCCAATCACCGTAGAACAGGAATATCCTGATGCCAAAACTGAGAAGAAAATTCTTACACCGTTAATTGACGATAAAGAATTTGTTGAGAACCTTTGCCAATGGGCAGATGTGGTTCGCCAGACTTTTGACCAAGGTGCTACTGACGAGATTATCTCTACTCGCCGATTGGTACATATTGCCAAAGCGTATGGAATTTTCAAAGACCGCATGAAAGCAATTACATTGTGCGTGAATCGTTTTGATGCCGAAACAAAAATGGCATTTTTAGATTTGTATTCAAAAGTGGATGCTACTGTCGAATCACCAGCGAATACAAGTACCACAGTTGCAAGTGCCGAAACACCGGTACAACAATAGTGGTAAACAACCAAGGACTGGTTGCCAACCAACCGTCCTTGTGTTACAATGGCAGTTCAAGTAGTATTTTATATTATGTTTAATTTGATTAGGAGTATTATACAATGGCATTAACAGTTCGCAAAGGCAAAATCAACCGTCATGAAAAAATTACCCAAGTATTATTGAGTGGTAAGCCTGTTTCACCAGACGAAATCATGGCTGTGTTTAAAGGCACAGACCAAGAGAGCGTGCTGTACCGCCTCTCGACCAACATCTATAACATTCGTAAAGATGGTGGTATTGTGAAAGTTATTAAATCTGGCCGTAAGGTGACAGGTTATCAGTTGGTTAACTTCACAGAGTTCGACAAGAACGGCCGTTACCAAGGCAAAACAGTTGCTAAGGCATCACCTGCACCTGTTGCTTCAGTAAAACCCGCAACAGTCCAACCTGTTACAGCGTAAGAAGTAAAATATGGCCCCTCGGGAGAGGCCGCCATATTGAAGCATTTACCCGAACCGATTATTCTGGTAGCAAGGCGAAACGCCGGTAAGTGCTTCAATATGGTGTGTACCATAGTGTGAGTATTATATTTTATATTATGAGGATGTTATGAAGAAATCTCAAGTCAAACGTATTACAGGTTTTTCTGATTATGGTGTTACTAAAGATGGTCAAGTTATTTCTTATCGTAGAAATTCTGAAGGTGTTGCTCTAACACCATCCACAAGCAATGGTTACGAAAAGGTATCTTTGCAAGGCAAGAAAGGCAAAGGAAACTTTCAGGTGCACCGATTGGTTGCTATGATGTTCTTGCGTAAGAAAAAGAATTGCAATATTGTCAATCACATTGATGGTGATAAGTTAAACAATAAATTCAGCAATTTGGAATGGACTACTCGTAGTGGTAACGCACAACATTATGAAAAGACTATTGCACCAAAATACAAAGCAGACCGAAAGCAGAAAAAACATGATGACTTGACAACAAGATTATCTATCATTTCTTATGCTCAAAGTGCTTGCACATCCAATCCTGAATTGTTCCAATCTATCGTTGCAACAGCTTTACATGGCGTAAAGTTTTAATCATGGACTGGATTCTAGTTTTTTACCTCAATACTCCATTGAATTATCAAGTCCATTCGGACTATAAATTGAGAGAAGATTGCCTTTCTAAGGCAATTTACTACAATGGAGTTTTCAATACAGTTGATACAAAATTGGTTGCAGTTTGTAAACCAAAAGAGTTCAAACAGTATGCAAAGAATCAAAACAAATTAATATATAAAACATATACGGTGAGATAATGAAAACTTTTATTGTTGGTATTATTATAATTGCCATTATTGCTTTTTTAGCATGGACTTCAATGAAGCTCAATCAATCAGGAAAATAGTAGTGTCCATTATTCTTTTAATATTCTGTATTGCTTGTGCCTTTGGAGCTGGTCGTGAGTATGAGTCCAAAGGCACCTTAGAACACTCACCAGGAGCGCTTGGATTGCTTCTGGTTTGTTCTTTGGTACTAGGTCTCATCGTCATTGGTATACTCTCTCCTACAACGATTTGGTTAGACTAAACCTGTTGTATCCATGCAACAAACATCAAATAACGCTTGCAATCCACCGTGGTACCTGTATAATGGTATTTTAAAGGTTGTAATAGGGACGGGCGTTCCTTCTGGCACCATGAGACCAGTAAAACCTGCATGAGTTTTTGCTAGTGATACTCTTGAAACAAAACTAGCATTTTTTTATTATGGAGAATATTATGGGAACTAGGTCACTTACATTTGTTTATGAAAAATACGGCGAAGTGCAAAAACCTGTGTGTAATATGTATCGTCAATTCGATGGCTATCCTACGGGACATGGTGCCGAGTTAGTTGAGTTTTTAAATGGTGGTCGTTTGGTGAATGGATTGATTTACACCGAAACAGTTGAAGAAATAGTTTTCAACGGCATGGGTTGTTTGGCAGCAAGCATGGTTGCTCACTTTAAAGAATCGCCTGGCGGATTCTATATTCATCCAACCGATGTAACCGATTGTGGTCAAGATTATGAATATCACATCTACAATAAAGATGGACTGTATATTGAAGTATATAATTGTGGTTGTAATTTCTTTGGTATGAGTGGTGATAAAAAAGAATTGGAATTTGGTGGTTATTTAAAAGATTTTGCTAAATTTTGTTCTGATAAAGATGAATCAATAACCACTACACAAAAGAATGTGTTTGATGGAAGTAAGATTGGTAAAGATTGGTTAAAATCTGTATTGCGTGATGGTGTAGCAGTCGTAAAGTTTGAAAAGAATGATGGCACAGAGCGTGTAATGAAATGCACACTAAAGCGAGATTTGGTGCCACAAGAACCTATTGTTGAGGGTGCAATAAAGAAAACGAAAACACATTCACCTGATGTATTGCCTGTTTATGATGTTGAAGTAAATGGTTGGCGGTCATTCCGCTGGGATTCAATTAAAAGTGTGGAGATTTCATGAGTGATAGATTTGATTTCGAACAGCAAATAGTTAAATGTTGGAGTGTAGTGGACGATTTAAAAGACCTCGATGAAGGTATTTTTGAGGAGTGGTTAAGTTTTAATAAAGATGAGATATCAACCCAAATTCTTGGTATTGCCAATTCGTATGATGTAAGATTCCATAAACTATGGTATTTGTTTGAAGAAGTGCATATGAATTTGGTTCGTGATAACAAATTCTTGAATGAAGAATGTACCGCATTGCGTGAACAACTGGCAGAAAAAGAAAAAGGTAAAAAGAAATGAATCATTCACCAAGACAAATGTTATATGCCATAAATGTTCGGAATTTAAAAGATATTATGATTACCTTACATTTAAACCATTTACACCAAACTCAGCTTGACATGATTGATGAAGCTGTGTTAAAGTCGGATATGGCTGAATCAAAAACTGTTCTTAAACATATTATGGAGAAATAAAATGCCTAATTGGTGTCAAAATGTGGCTTACATTAACCACGAAGATAATGATAAGATTGATTACATTGTAGAAGAATTGGGTAAGAAAGAACCTCAATTATTCAATTCGCTTTGCCCACGACCAGCCGAACACGAAGAAGATTGGTATGGTTGGAACACTTCTAATTGGGGAACTAAATGGGATGCATCCGTATATGACCACCACATGGAAGAAGATGGTAGATTGTATATCTCATTCGATACGGCATGGGGACCTCCAATTGGTTTCTATGAGTTTCTATATCAAAATGGTTACGATGTAGAAGCTTTCTACAATGAAGAAGGTATGGCATTCGCTGGTTGGTTTATCGATGGTGAAGATAACAACTACAATTACGCTGATATGTCTGCTGATGAAATTGAAGATGAATTGCCATCTCGATTGGATGAAATGTTTAATATTGCTCAATACAAGCGTGATTGGGAAGATGAGAACGAAGAAGATTCTGATGATGAAGAAGATGAAGAACCAGAATATGAAATGACAGAATGGTTTGATGTTAAAACTAAACCTGTTCATACTGGTTTGTATGATATTCAATATGATAAACCAAATGCGTGGCCTTTCCCATCAAGACTTACATGGACCGGTGAGAAATGGTTAAATGACCAAGGCGAAGAACGCAAAGATGTTGGTAAGTGGCGTGGTATTACTCAGGCTGAACATGAGTCATTTTTGAAATTGGAAGAATTAAAAAAAGAACTTGATGCTTTGATTGTGGAGGCCAATTAAAATGGCCTCAACACAAGAAGATTCTATGTTAGCTGAACTATCAGAAGAAATTGATACAGCATTAATAAAATGGATAAGTGAATATAAAGTTCCACCATTAAATATTACTGCCGTCATCTTAGCAAGATTAACATGGTTAGCAAAACAAACGGACTGTAAAGAAGATTTTATTTCATTGCTTCAAGCACCAAGAGAAATTTTGGAATCAGAAGAAGAACATAAACAGGTACATTAATGAAAATTGTAATTAATTCTTGCCATGGTGGTTTTGGCCTAAGTGTAGAAGCGGAAGAAGTCTATCGGACTAAAAAAGGAATTACCAGTGATGATTCTTGGTGGAGTAGAATGATTCCCCGTGATGACCCTATTTTGGTAGATATTGTGGAAACAATGGGTGAAAAGTCTTTTGGTAGTTTTGCTGAATTGAAAGTAGTTGAAATTCCAAATGATGTAGAATGGCAGATTGATGAATATGATGGTGCTGAATGGGTAGCAGAAAAACATAGAACTTGGACATAAAATGAAAATTGCTTTAGCATCAGACATCCACTTGGAGTTTGGTGACTTGATATTGAAGAATGAAAAAAATGCCGAAGTATTAATACTGAGCGGCGATATCTGCACAGCTAAAGTTTTTAAACACAAACCAAAAGAAAGAGCAATGGTTAAGGATTTCTTTCGCCGTTGTTCATTTCAATTTCCTCATGTTGTATATGTAATGGGTAACCATGAGCATTATGATTTTGATATTGCTAAGACATATGACAGACTAAAAGCAGAGTTGGCCGATTTGCCAAACATTCATTTTCTTGAAAAAGAAACATGGGAACATGATGACATTACCTTTGTTGGTGGTACATTGTGGACTAATATGAACAAAGGTGATTCTTTGACTTTATGGCATACTGGTCAAAGAATGAATGACTTTCAGTTAATCAAGAATGGCAATCGTGGCATTTCGGGTGGCGGTTATGCTTCTCGTTGGTCGCCAGAAGATTCTGTGGAAGACCATAATAAGATGTTGGACTACATAAAGATTGCTACTGCTGATTATGGTGGTACACCCAAGAAGTTTGTGGTCGTAACTCATCATGCACCAACAACATTAAGTATTGCGGAATGGTTCAAACATGATAATTTAATGAATGGTGCCTTTGCATCCGATTTAACTGATTTCATTTTAGATAGACCACAGATTAAATTGTGGACTCATGGTCATATGCACAATGTATCAGATTACATGATTGGTGAAACTAGAGTTGTTTGTAATCCAAGAGGTTATATTGGCCATGAACAACAAGCACTTAGCTTTGAATTAAAGTATATGGAGATTTAAATGGGAATGTTTGATTATATACATTATGAAGGAAGGGAGTATCAGACAAAAGATACTCCTGCTCAATCATTGGATGATTATAAGATTGAACACGACCAAGATTCTGGTCACCAATACTTATGGCATTCAGAATATGATTCTGAGTGGGTTGATGATGAAGGCCTTTTTGGTGGTAGTGTAAAACAATACAATCAACGCTGGGTGTGTTGTCATGAGTTTGATGGTAACATTCGATTCTATCGGCCTGCATTGGAAGATAAACATGAATCATGGAAACAGGACGCATGGATAGAATATTCTGCCTTGTTTATGGATGGTAAATTATTAAGAATCAAAGAAATTAAAAAATGAAAAAAGTATTGGTGACAGGAAGTTCCGGTTATATCGGCCAACACCTTGTAAAACTCCTTAGAAAGGAAAGATACGAGGTCTTTGGTATTGATAAATCTCGAGCATGGAATGATTATCTACACCGTGATAATTTTTTGCAATTTGATATTCGTTATGATTTACCACAATGGATGTTTACATTGAATGATTGGTCATATGAGTATGATGCTGTTGTTCATTTGGCTGCATTGGTGCGAGTGAATGAATCAGTAGAGAAACCAACAGAATACTATACAACCAATTTAAACGGCACCATCAATGTATTGGAAGATATTTCATGTAAGAACTTCATCTTTGCTTCAACTGGTGCGGCCGCCAATCCTGTGGTGTCCTATTCGTTATCTAAACGATGTGCAGAAGATGTTGTAAAAGAATGGAGAAAAGATAAAGACTATACAATCTTCCGTTTTTATAATGTGATTGGTACTGATGGTGTATCACCAACCAATCCCGATGGTTTGTTTTCTAATCTAATGAACGCAGAAAAAACAGGCACATTTAACCTGTTTGGTAATGATTACAATACACCTGATGGTACTTGTGTTAGAGATTATGTCCATGTTATGGAAATATGCCGTGCAATTCAGTTGGCAATCGAAACACCAGCCAATAGTTTACAGAATCTAGGTCATGGTGTTGGTCATTCGGTATTGGAGATGGCAACCACATACCAAGAGGTAAACAATTGTAAATTTGATATAAACTATTGCCAAAGGCGTGATGGTGATTTAGAATGTAGTGTGTTGGACAATGTATCATCCTATATGAAAGAGTTGTATAACTTTAAGGAACTAATGAAACGATGAAAGTTTATTTAAGTAATTACCGTAACCATTGGTTATCACCTTATGTCATTCTCAAAACAATTTGTTTTTGGGAAAAAGATGAAGATAGAATTTATAATCTAAATGATGATGTGAATAATCCATATGAGAAGTGGGTTAACTTTTTAAATCCTATTTGTGAAGTGTGGCAGAAGTTCTTAGACTTCATTCATCCAAGATTTAACTATGTAAAAATTGACCGATGGGATACATGGTCAATGGACCACACCTTGGCCTATATTATCCATCCAATGCTAGTTCAATTAAATAAAACTAAACACGGTGCACCTTATACTGATGACGAAGATGTGCCAGAATACTTGCGTAGCCACATGGCACAACCAAAAGAGAATGAGTGGGATACCGACAGTTTACATTTCATGCGTTGGGATTGGATTCTCAATGAAATGATTTGGGCATTTGAACAAGAACTCAAAGATGATGATGAATCACAATTCTTTGACGATTCGGAATGTGGTGACGAAAAGTTTCCATGGAATAAAGATGGCCAGTATGTAAGTAAATTGAAACTGGATACAGAAGGTTTAGAATCACACCAAAAGCGAAAGGCAAATGGTTTTAGATTATTTGGTAGATACTACCAAAACTTGTGGGATTAATTATGATACCGTATATTGGATATGTTCAGGCTAAGAAGTCTTTGGCATTGGCAAAAGAAACAATTAAGTTAATGGATGACCCTAACAATTATATGTTAGAGGCACAGAAAGATATGCTTGAATTAGAAGTGGAACATTTCCGTGAACTATCAGTAAAGTTTACCATAGTTCTATTGACTGTGGTTGTGTTTTGTGTTACAATAGTATATCTATTCAATAAAGGAATATTCCATGTTTGATAAATTACACGATTGGGCTGTTAAGAATACAATTAACATTCTTATTTTTTTAATATTAGCATCTGCTATTATTACGGTTTATAATTTGGTTGATGTGGTTCGTAAACCTGCAACTATCAATATTATTGAAGGTAGTATTCAACATCGATTAGTTTGGTCAGCTAAAGGTGAATGTTTTTTTGTCAGACCATTTTCAAATGAAACTGTATATTTAATCCGTGTTAATGATTGTGATAAGAAATGAAACCAAATAAAGATTTTAAATTAAGTAAATCAGCAAAGCGACGTTTAGCTACCATGTCATCAAGTGTTCGTGGTTTATGGAAGAAACTATATATTGAAGCAGAGTTGGCTGAGAAACAAGCAAAGTTTGCAAAAATTCGTGAACCTAAAGGAGAGTAATGATGAGTTTATTTGTTGAAGTGTTTTCTGTTGAAAAACAATGTATGGTGATTGTCAATTTAGATACAGTTATTGAGATTGCACCCTTAGCAATTGGTGGTTGTGCAATTTTCTTTGCTGATGGTACTGGCGGTAAAGTATCAATGCGTGTAAAAGAAGATTATAACCTCTTCAAACAGTTTGTTTTACAAACAGTATCAACGGAAGATATTGAAAAGAAGTTTGGTAAAACAAAAATCAAAGATTTAACAATGGATATTCCTAAGTTGTAATGAACGATTTATTATATAATGTATTTGATTGGATTCGTGATGATTGGAAGTCAGGTAAGGTTAGGTTCGTTGTTGAGATATTGGCATGGGCAATCTCCATTGGTTGCTCTATTACAATGGCTCTCACCGTTCCTCACCCACCGTTACTCATACTATATCCAATTTGGATTCTCGGTTGTGCTTTGTATTTGTGGGCTGCTTTTACTCGCAAATCTTTTGGGATGGTTGCTAATTACTTGTTACTTACTACTATTGATACAATCGGCTTAATAAGAATGTTATGAATATTTTTTACCTTGATAATGATCCTGTGAAGTGTGCAGAAATGCACGTTGATAAACATTGCATAAAGATGATACTTGAATATGCTCAATTACTTTCTACCGCACACCGTGTTCTTGACGGTGTTCTTACTGATGGTGTATCTCAGTCTGGTCGCAAACGGAAGCTATATGTTCTCAAAGATAGCCGTGATACGATATTGTATTCTGCCACCCATATTAATCATCCTTCTGCTGTATGGTGTAGACAATCTGATTCAAATTATATTTGGTTAGCCAATCTATTGCGTGAGTTGTGTAAAGAATATACCTATCGTTATGGTAAAACTCATAAAGTAGAATCTGATGGTTTGTTAAAAGCATTATATTGGAATTTACCAAACAATATACCAAAAGCCGTCAATTTTACACAACCCACACCTGCTATGCCTGATGAATGTAAAGTACCTGGTGATGCCTTACAATCATATCGTAACTATTATGTTATGAACAAACAACATCTATGGTCATGGAAAGGCAAGATAAATAGTAGAACACCACCACCGTGGTTTAAAGAGTGGACACAAAAAGTTCTCGAATCACTTTCTTATGGATATAGTTAATGCCTGCATATGAATTCTTAAATAAAGATACAAATGAAATTGAAACTCACATAATGAGTTATACTGTATATGACCAATTCAAAGTGGATAATCCACACCTAGAACGATTTATCTCAGCGAAAAATCTTCCAGTCTTTGGTGATGGTTCTCGTATGTCAGTACCAGGAATTGGACAGCCTCACGCCGCTTTCGAAACTGGTGTAATTCAAAGAATGAAAGAAACGATTCCTGGTAATACAATGTCTGGTCACAAGACTAAAAAGCCAAGAGAATGGTAATCAATAATCTACCTGCCTTACTAATCTACAAAGGAGTTAAACTTGAAAATAAAGTTGCCCCCGTAGTTAAAGCTCAAAAACTATCCGATGATAACAATAATAAGAGGAATTTTGATGAGCAAAAAAAGAGGAATGTCCAAACAACAGCGGCTATATTACGAGTATCAAAACAAGGACAAAGTAAGGCAAGAATTGGTTGAGTTTGTTAAACAAGAAAAAGCAAGAGAAAAAAGTAGTCTAAAATCATATAATCCACACGAAAGCTCGTATTTCACATAATTATGAACCTAGATGATGTAAAGAAATATAAATGTGAAAATGAAAATTTATACGAGAATCCAATACTAGCATCAAGTATTAATCTATTACTAGATTTACCTGATGTTGTTTGTCGGATTCAAGGAACAAAATATGATTCTGCTCACGGTGAAATATTGACATCTGTGGGTAACGAATATTCAAATGTATTAACTTTGCCTGGTGCAGAACAATTGATGATATGGATTACTTCAAGAATTCAAGAATCTGCACCACCAGGTAAATCAGTAGATTATATAAAATCTTGGGCTAATAAGATGTTTTATGGCAGTCAAGGTTTGGTCCATGCACATACACATCCAGATTTTAAAAATTCTGAGTCGGATTTTGTTGCAATATTTTATGTCCACATTCCCGAAAATAGTGGTCAATTAGTTTTTATTGATGGTGGTGAGTTTAATAAGAAGTATACTGAATATGATGAATCCAAAATGACAATTATGCAATGTGAATCTGGTGACCTAGTAATACACCCTCCTACAATTCCCCATGCAGTAACAGTTCATAATAGTCATGTACCTAGATTGTGTTTGGTGTTTGAGGGAATATATAAATAGTCAATATATTTGAAAAAAAGAGATTAAAATGACATTACCTTCTTCTGGACCATTAACAATTAATGATGTGAATATCGAAACCGGCCGTGGTTCAGGTACGGCAACTGGCCTTGATTGGATACGAGATAATACAAAAGATAATGCCACAGCACTAGGTCAATTATATGATAGGGCTTATTATCAAAGAAATGTTGATGGCAACTGTAATAATGGAAACTGCACTTCCAATTGTAATTGTGGTAATATTCAATGTAATAATTGTTTGATTGCTGCTACTGTAAACTGTACCAATTGTGATGCACAATCTTGGTTACAAGGAAACTGTAACTGTGCTTGTACCTATAATTGCACAACATCAGAAACCTCATACAATTGTAACTGCGCTTGTGCTTGTGCCTGTTTCGTTTGCGCTTGTGCTTGCTGGTAATTATTTTATAAAATTAGGATTAATATGATATTTGAAATTTTGGCTGAAAAAATTGGCGGCGACAAGGCCACATTTTATTATGATAACGAATTTAATATTCTCAAAGACTCCAATGGAAATGTATTTGAATATCCAGAAGAAAAGAGAATGAAACAGGACAAACAACCTGTAGTTCCGTTTGACAAAAACTCTCCACTTAAAAAATCCAAAGCAATTAAATTACTAAAGATTCAGTTAGGTCTCTCTTGTAATTATTCCTGTGATTATTGTTCTCAAAAATTTGTTGAAAGAGCACCAGAAACCAGTAAAAAAGATATTGATGATTTCTTGACCAAGTTTGATAAAATGGAATTTAGTGAAGAAAAAGGTCTAAAGATTGAATTTTGGGGTGGTGAACCATTTGTTTATTGGAAAACATTAAAACCTTTGGCAGAAGCTTTGCGTGAGAAATTTAGCCATTGGCAAAAAGAACCGGTATTTTCTGTTATCACCAATGGTTCTATTCTTAATAAAGAAATCTGTGCTTGGTTGTATTACATGGGATTTCAAGTGTCTATTTCACACGATGGTCCAGGTCAAGCAGTTCGTGGTCCAGATCCATTTGATGATCCAGACCAAAAGAAAATTATTCTCGACTTCTATAAGATTATGAATAAGCAGAAAAGAATTAGTTTTAATTCTATGATGAATAATAAAAATAGAAGTCGTAAAGAAGTTCATGATTGGTTTATCAAACTCACCGGTGATCCTAATGTTCCTTTGGGTGAAGGCACCATTGTTGATGCATACGATGAAGATGGCCTAACAAATTCATTAGATTCATATCAGGATCATTTTGAATATCGTAAACTGGCTTTCAATGACATTCATGCAAACAACGGCAACATTGGTTTTGGTATGATTATATCTAAGATTGATGAGTTCACAACTAATGTATTATCACATTCTGAATCTAAATATTTGGGTCAAAAATGTGGCATGGATGATGTTGATGTCATGGCAGTTGACTTGCGTGGTAATGTAATGACTTGTCAGAATGTGAGTCCATTAGAAATAGCCAAGAATGGTGAAAGTCATTTTGGCGGCACATTAGATAACATTGATGATATCGAAATCAAATCAGCCACACATTGGATGAATCGTGCTGATTGTGCAAGTTGTCCTGTATTGCACATCTGTAAAGGTTCATGTATGTTCCTCGATGATAAGTATTGGGAAACATCATGTAATAATGCTTACTCTGATGCTGTTGCTTTGTTTGCTTTGTCATTCCAAAAAATGACAGGTTATGTACCTGTTCTAATTAAGAATGATAGATTACCAAAGGATCGTCAAGATATTTGGGGAACAATGTTGCAACACCAAGAAAAAACTAAAAGAAAAATTATTCCAATCAAAGTGATTTCGGAAGTAGTGGGTAAAATTGATGAAATTGAAGTTTATGGTAAATCTAAAGTAGAGGCATAAATGTCGTTAACTATATCACCACAATTACAAAAAGCACTAGAGATAGCTTCATCTATTGATGAGGTTATTTCTGTTCAGGCTATCGAACCACCACAAAACATACTAGACCAAATCGAAAATAAAGATAGTGTGTATTTGGATTTTGTAATTCAAACCAAATCTGGTGAAATGCCTTTTGCTATTGTAGTACCAAAAGTTTTAGTTGATGATGTTGATGATTCACTACATATTCCTATTAAAGATTTGTTATCATGCGGTTGCACTCAGGTTGAAGATGGTATTGGTCATATGTGTGGTTATAGTGTATTTGATAACATTGGTAAAATGACATATTATGTTCGTGAGTCCGACCAATACTTGGTAAAACTAATTGATGCCGAAGCACCTTCTATTTTTGAACAAACAGAAAATTTAAAGAAGTTAATAACAAAACTTGAATCGGTAGATGGTGTAAAACGAATTGTTATTGAAGAAATTGTTGATGATAGTCTAAAACAAAGTTTAGAAGCAGAACGACCAGTAATTGTCAAAGCATATATTGATGTTAATAGTGATAAAATTATTGACCATTTTGTTTCATTTGCTGTAACAGAATTAGTTTATGATATTGAAACTAGTCATGAGTGGGCTGTAAATAATCTTATGGATATGATTGAAAAAAATAATGCACAATGAGAAAATATTATTTGGTACACCGGTTTGGATTCACGATTTAGATATATCAAATAGTAAACTGGAAGAAGAAGGTCGACCATATAAAACTGGTAACTACTTTGACCTCAATACACCAGAAATCAACAAATTAAAATACACAGTAAAATCTTACTGTGACCAAATAGCCGAACAATATCATTGGAATAAAAAAGCCACTTATATTGTTGGTCGGCAAAATCCAATATTTCCAGGAGAAAATGATACGCCCCATGGTCATCACCATGCAATGATGGTTGCCGTCTATTATCTTCAAGTGCCAGAAAAATCAGGTGACATCATATTGAACGATCCTCGTGGTATGGTATTTTGGGTTGATCCACAAGTTGTCAATGATGGACCACATAAGAGTTGTCGGTCATATCATCGTATCACACCAAAACCAGGAATGTTGTTGATGTTCCCAAATTATTTAATTCACTCCGTTGAAACCAATATGAGTAATGAAATGAGATTGTCTATTATGATGGAAATTTATAATCTATGAGTAGAATCAATTTATTTTCCACACCTGTTTGGACAATAAAGTTAAATGATGATGAATTAAATTCTAACTTATTTTCAATTGCAGGCAACTATAAAGTTGGCACCGATTATTTTGAACAGAATAACGAGTCGGTGTTACAATTAAAAAGTCAAATTCAATCCGCTCTATCTGATGTGGCAACAGAATGTGGTTTCTCTACCAATTTTAAATTTACTGGTCGTCAGAACCCAATGATGCCAGGAAAAAACAATTCACCACACCATCATCCTGATTGTAAGTTAGTTGCTGTGTATTATGTTAAGGTGCCAGAAAAATCAGGAGATATTTTACTACATGACCCAAGAGGTTCTATATTGTGGTCAGACCCACAAGCAAGAACTGATGTTGCTTGGGAATCACACAGACCTTACCATAAGATTACACCGACACCAGGTACATTATTAATATTTCCTGGTTATGTAATACATTCGGTTGAAACAAATCTAAGTAATGAAATCAGAATATCAATTGCAATATCTACGAGGTTCGAATGAAATATACAATTTTAGGTGGCGGCACAGCAGGTTGGTTGACCGCACTATTTGTTAATAAACATTATCCAAACGATGATGTTACTGTAATAGCCAGTTCCGAAATTGGAATATTAGGTGCAGGTGAAGGCACCACTCCACACTTTATAAATTTTCTTAATCAGTTGGGTATCGATGAAAAAGATATCTATGAAAACTGTAAGGCAACCATTAAAACAGGAATTAAATTCACTAATTGGAATGGCGAAGGTGATGAATACTATCACAACTTTAACTGTATAGGTCCTGATTTACACGCTTTGCATTTTGATGCCAGTTTATTGGCCAAATACTTTCAATCGTTGGCTATCTCCCGTGGTGTGAAACTAATTGATGATGAAGTGGTAGATATAAAGTGTAAAGAGAATAAAGATGTGGAAAGTTTTATTCTGAAGTCTGGTAATGTGGAACATACCGATTTTGTTTTTGATTGTTCTGGATTTAGGAGATTAATTATCGGAGGGCTTTACAAATCAGAATGGATAGAGTATAATATGCCTTGTAGGAGGGCAATACCATTCTTTTTACCGAATGATAATACCAATCTGCCTCAGTATACCGAATCAGTTGCAATGAAGTATGGATGGATATGGAAGATTCCTGTTCAAGGTCGATATGGTTGTGGTTATGTGTTTGATTGCACAAAGACTACAGATGAAGAAGCCAAACAAGAGATAAGAGATTATCTCGGACACGATTTTGTATCACCCAAGACATTCAACTTTAATGCTGGTTCTTATAAAGATGTTTGGATTAACAATTGTTTAGGTGTAGGTTTATCTTCTGGTTTTATTGAACCACTAGAAGCTACATCAATATGGATTCAGATTATAACATTGAATACTTTTATTGAATGTGATGGCAATAAAGAAAAATTGAACCACGACATGAAAGAAATGAATGAAGATATTTTAGGTTTCTTATACTATCATTACATGACAAAAAGAACTGATAGTAAATTTTGGTCAGAGTTTCAAAAAGATAATAAGATGCCTGAAAAATTAAAAATGAGATTAGAAAATAAGTTGATTACAAATAATTTTAGTATGTTTACCGAAGAAAGTTGGCAGACAATTAAAGAAGGAATAAATTATGTTAATTCCTAAATGCATTGATGGTAAGTTTGAAATAATTGATGTGCTTGATCCTTGGGATTGCATTAATAATAAGTTGCTTTGGGATATAGGTTCAGTTGATAAAAATTTGATTGATTGGTTTAATATGCAAAAAATTAAACCAAAAACTGTGTTAGAATTAGGATGTGGTTCGGGAATCAATTCTATTTGGTTATCCAAACAAGGTTGTGATGTTACTGCGATAGATTTTCATGATTCAGCTTTATCAAAAACAAAACAAATATCAGAAGAAAATAAAATAAAAATTGATTTATTAAAAATAGACTTGATTAAAGAAAAATGGCCAAAAAAAAAGTTTGATTTTATTTTTGACCGAGGTTGTTTTCATATCTTTAATGAATTAGAATGTGAAATTTATACCTCTAAATTGATTGAGTGTTTGACATCTAGTGGAGTTTGGTTAAGTTTGATTGGAAGTAAAGAACAGTTTGAATGGTTTTGGTCGGCAACAAAAATAATCAATATGGTTGAGCCAAAATTAAAAATTTTAAGTTTAAACAAAACAACACTAGAAACAATAGATGGCCATGATGTGAAAGCGTGGGCACTATTAACCAAAAGAAAAATATAATATGACATTTAATTACTGCCCACCTAAATCATTGCCAGACTTAAAATCTGAAACCTTTCCTGACGGCAAGAGATACTATACATTGGAAGATGGTACAAAACTTCCATCAGTTACTACTGTGCTTGGCGCCCAAAAGAAGGCAGGTATTATGGCATGGCGTAAGAAGGTGGGTGAAGAAGAAGCTAACCGAGTATCGAGAATTGCAACAGGTCGTGGTACCGCAGTCCATACATTATGTGAGAATTATTTAAACAATAATGATTTAGGTTCTGCAATGCCAGATGCACTTGAAATGTTCCTATCTCTCAAGCCATTACTTAATCGTATCAACAACATACATTACCAAGAGTGTGCATTGTGGTCCAAACAATTGGAGATGGCGGGTAGGGTCGATTGTATTGCTGAGTTCGATGGCAAGTTATCTGTGATTGACTTTAAAACCTCCAAGCGTGCCAAGACAGAGGCACACATTGAGGATTACTTCTGGCAAACAACCGCATATGCCTTGATGTATGAGGAGATGATTGGTACACCTATTGATGATATCATTATTATTATGGCTGTGGAGAATGACCTGCCATTAATATTTAAACAGAAAACCGCTGACCACATACCTGGATTGGTGAAAGCAATAAATTATTACAAAGAGAGTTCTACAAAGCATAAATAAAACACCAGCAACACACAAACCGCTGGTATACACACAACACACAAAGGAGTAACAATATGACACCCTATGAAATTCGCCTAGAATTATTAAAAATGGCGCAAGGTTTAGTATCTGATGAGTATTCATACAGCAGAAGCGCTAAACTAGAACAATGGCACACACAGGTCGAAGCCGCAAAGATTGCCGGTTTAGAATCACCTGATATTCCCGAATTGCCAAATTTCCCAACAGAAGCAGATATAGTTAAGAAGGCAGAAGCCCTCAATCTATTCGTTTCGCAAACCCCTCCACAACCTGAAGTTAAAATAAAATCGAAAACAAATTCGTAATTGGAGACCAAGGCGGTCAGATGTTTGGCCGCCGTAATCAAAAAGGAAGAAAGATGTATTTCAACAAAAAAATAACAAACAAGTTTTTAATCGGCACATCAATATTTTTAATTGTAATTAATTTATTGGTACCTGCTGCCCAAGCGTATGCACAAAATATCGAAACCTCATCTGAGGTCGTTAGTGCCCATTTCAATTCAGAACTACAATGTCTTGCTGAAAATGTTTACTATGAATCATCCAAAGAATCATTCGAAGGTAAACTAGCAGTAGCACAGGTCACAATGAACCGTGTAGACTCTGGTAAATTTCCATCCACAATTTGTGGTGTGGTAAAACAAAAGAGCGTCATCAATGGTGTAATGGTATGCCAGTTCTCTTGGTTTTGTAATCAAGCATATATCAAACTGGTTCGTAACCCATACCAATGGGAAGAATCTTTGGTGGTTGCGAGAAAAGCCTTGACATCCGCCATTGCCCATGATACACTATATCATTCGAAAGCAATGTATTTCCATGCCAATTATGTTAATCCCAATTGGAACTTGACAAAGGTTACACAGATTGGTAACCATATATTTTACAAAGAGAAGAATAGAATTTAATATGCCAACTAAAGATGAGATCCGTGATTTTAGTATATTAGTAGAAGAACTTTCAACCAGATATCGTTGCAATAGAATGGACGCAATACTACAACATTGTAAAGATACTGGTTTGGAAGTTGAAGTGGCATCCACATTAATTTCTTCTGCATTGAAAGCAAAGATTAAAGAAGAAGCACAAGAATTAAATTTGATTAAGAAAAGTTCAAAGCTACCTATATGATTGAATTGGTACAAGTTACCACACAAGAACAAAAGAATATTGTCAAAGAAATAATTGAAACTCATCACTCTTATGTGGCATCCAATTCATCGGTTGGTCGCAGAATAGATTGGCTGATTTATATTGATGATGGTATGTTGGGTGAGTGTATTGGTATGATTGGTGTTGGTTCATCTGTCTACCCACCACCCAAAGACATACTGAATTATCTTGGTGTATCAAAATTCCAATACAAAGACCAGTTCAATAATATCGCCAACAACTGGAGGTTCTGTTTCTCCAAATCGATTAAGAACGCAGGCACACAAGTATTAAAACAACTACGGCAGAAGGCACCAATCGCCTGGAAACAAAAGTATGGTGATGATTTAAAACACATCATTACATTTGTTGGTGCAGGTAAGAATGGTGCAGTATACTTGGCAGATAATTGGAAGAAGATTGGTGAAACGGCAGGATTGCCGGCACACAAAAGCAGTTCTATGAAATGGCATGATAATGCTGAATTGAAAAAGTTATTTGTCAAGCCAACAGGCGAAAACAAAAAGATTATATTGATTAAATCGTTATGACAGAAAATACAGGTTTTGCGGCATACTCTTTGTGGAATGCTTTAAAGTTACATTTTACTTCCGATTCTTATGATTACTTTAAGTATAACGGAAAAACAAATGTATCTAAGCAGACATTTACCACCAACAAATCAAAATACCAATTCTATAAATTATCTCGTAAATACGATTTGGAAGAATTAAAGAATTTCTATATTGCCAACTTTATAAAGGGCAATGGTGATTGGGTAGGTGACCTATTGCAAGATGGTGATGAGAACTATGCCAAGTGGCAAAAAACCCAACAGAGCTTGACATATACCTTTGAAAATGATATAATCTATATGTTTGATAGTGTTGATGGCGCTGAGTTCTGGCACATTGATGATTACTTCAAACCCATCGATGGTGGTTGGCCAATGTTAATTACCAAGATGATGCACGAAAAGATTTCATTAGAAACAGTTTGTATGTTAGTTGATATACTTGGTTGTATGCCAAAATGGGAAAAACAAATTACCGAAGATATTATTTGGCCGACACACCGAAGAATTATAAAGAAATATACACCGTTTATACAATACGATAAAGAAAAGTGTAAACAAATGTTAAAAGAGAAGATTAAACAATATGCCTGAAGTTAAGATTACTAAGATTTACCTAGACATGGACGGTGTGATTGCCGACTTTGACAAAAGGTACAAAGCTCGGTATAAAATGGAACCAAGAGAGGCAGAACAACACAAAGAGTTTGATAAGTTCTTTACGCAGTTCATTAATGATGAAGAATTTGCAACATTGGATTTAATGCCTGATGCCATGGAACTAATCAATTATTTGAGAAGTCTAAAAGTACCAACCGAGATTCTATCATCTAGTGCCTCAGAGAAAAGAGATCCACAGATTCGACCACAAAAGATGGAATGGTTGAAGAAACACAACATTGAGTTTCCTGCCATCATTGTACCAGGTAAAAGGCACAAGAAGGAATACTCAAACAAAAATACCCTATTGATTGATGATACTCCGGTAAATATCGACCAATGGCGTAGAGAAGGTGGTATTGGTATACTTCATACCGATGCACAAACAACCATTAATATTTTGAAGATGTATGTTTGACAATGGATAAATATTATGATATAGTAGTTGATTATGAGCAGTAATTTGAAAGTAGTTTATATTCCGTTAATACTCCGTTTAATACGAAAGGCAACATCATGAGTTTTGCAAATCTAAAACGCCAATCTGGCAATCTCGATAAATTATCTAAAGCAATCGAGGCACTCTCCCAAACATCCGAAGGCAGTTCAGAGAAATCTGATAACTTTTGGCGTCCAGAAGTAGACAAAGCAGGTAATGGCATGGCCACTATCCGTTTTCTCCCAGCATCCGAAAAAGATGGTGAAGATGGTCTACCTTGGGTAAAAATCTTCTCACATGGTTTTCAAGGACCTGGTGGTTGGTTAATTGATAATTGTTTGACAACAAAGAATCAACAATGTCCTGTG